CCTTGAAACTGCGTTTTTCACAGTTATTTTTTCTTCTTTTTTCGTCTATGTTGATAACTTATCTTCTTACTACCAGTTTTTTCTCTCTTAAATCTTGCTTTTTCGGCTGCCGTCATCTCTCCGACTGTCTTAGGTGTCTTACTTGATACACGATTTTTGGGACGACAAGCTGGATAACCTCGTTTTTCGCCCTTTTTTCGGCCACAAGGTTTACCAGTTTTGACATCAACCCAATTTTCTTTGAACCAACGGGTTAATCCACCACTACTTCTTGCCACGTTTGCTCTCCGTGCGGTAAGTTCCTCCACGTTTTTTATACTCTCGTACAAGCCACGCATTAGCATAAGCACTTGGGTAAACCTTAAATTTACGTTTTGCCTCTGCTTTTACCCT